CCCAATTCCCGCTCCCGGGTGCATTCGGTGGACATGGCATCGGCGCCAACCGTACGAACCGTTACCGCAAGTTTTTCGAGGAACACGGTTACGTGATTTCGTTGATGTCCGTTATTCCTCAGACGATGTATCCCGATGGTCTGTTCCGTCATTGGAACCGTCGCACCAAAGAGGATTTCTTCCAGAAAGAGTTGCAACATATCGGCCAGCAGGCCGTTCTCTACAAGGAAGTTCAGGCGGGCCACACTACGCCGGATGACACCTTCGGCTATCAGGATCGTTACGACGAATACCGTCGCTCCGAGTCTCAAGTGCATGGCGAGTTCCGTTCCGGTCAGTTCCTTGCCGATTGGCATTTCGCTCGCCAGATTCCTACCGACGCCGCGCTCAACAACGATTTCGTGCGTGCCCAGGTATCGATTGACCCGTTCCAGTACCAGGGTGGCGAGACTCCGACCACTCTGTACATCGCTGTCCGTCACCAAATCGTCGCCCGCCGGATCCTCGCCCAGCGCGGCTCTTCCTTCATTCTCTGAGGTGATCTATGTGGCCCTTCCGTAACAAGGATAAGCATCCCGAGCAAAACAACGGCGAGATTCTTGTGCAAAAGTTGAATCTCAATTTGTCGCAAACTGAAAAAGTCCGCCAGATGATTCGCCATGAATTGTTCCGGCAGGCAATCGGAAAAGCCGACCGCGAAAGTTTCGAGGAAGCCAATGATTTCGATCTCGAAGATGAAGAATGGGTCTCGCCGTATGAAGAGACCTTCGAGCCCGACCCCTCGCCCCTGCCGACCGCCCCGGTTCCGGAGCCGGCAGCCGATCCCGGGGCGGCCCCCGAACCGTTAAAACCGAGTGCCTCCAATGAGTCGCCGCAGCAGACGTAATATCCGGGCCTCTGAGGCCCACCGCAGGGGGGGGAGCTACTCCCCCCCCACCCCCCGCCGTCAACGCCCCGCATATCGTCTCGTTGACCCCCTCACATACAGCCCAACACGCGTCCAAACGCTAGACCATCCTGTGTTGGCATCCCGAACAGTACGCCCCCTCTTGATGCGTACTGTTCCCCGTGACACCCAATCACGGAAATTTAACAACCGGCGATCGCCGGACGTACCAGCCCGGGCGCTAGCCCGGATGAAGCCGTGGATCACGTTTGAAACCCCCCCTTTACCTCGTGCCGTCACCTGTGCTAGACGGCAGATCCGTAAGGAGGTTCTCTTCGCTACCAGGTCGCTCAACGGGTCAGGATCCCGTGGCGTTCCCAAGTCAAAGGAGAAGTGCACATGAGCTGGTGGGCAGCAGCAGCACAAGCCGCCGATTCCCTAATCGGCATGTATCAGCGCAACACTGCAGACCGCAAAGCGGGCAAAACCGCCTACGCGGAGAACTACCAAGGCTTACTTGGCCGTGTCGAAGGCGCTAAAGCCGCCGGCATCCATCCCCTCGCCGCTATCGGCGCAAACATCGGTTCTTCCGGTGCACCCATGCCAGTTGGTACTGACTTTGCTGGCATCGCTCGCGATTTCGAGCAAAACAAGATGCGCAAGGATGAGTTCGCCAAGGATCTAGGCATGCGTAAACAGCAGATGAAAGCTCAGGCAATCCAAAACGCTCAAGAACAACAACTTCGCGAAGCGCAGATCAAGCGCATGGAAAAGGAGAATTCTTGGATCGATGAACAGATCAGGGCATCCCAACAAGAGCGCGTTCGAGAGAGCGCAAACAGCATGGTTTCCACAGCATCAAATCCGCAGGACCACGCGGCCAACAATGCTGGATATTTTCAGGTCAAGCCTAACGAGGTCACTTCGCATCGCGGTGGTGTTGCTCAGGGTACGCAACCGTCCGTCGAAACCCTCGTAGATCCTGCTTCTGGCCGTCGCATTCCCGTACCTTTTGGCTATTCGCAAAACTCCGAACCTTCGGAATTGTTCTCGATGGCTCGGGAGATTTCCGCACATTACGGAATTCCTCTTGACGTCATTACGCTAAAAAGGCCATTCTCTCAATTGAAGAAATGGCTTGAACGGTCTTCTCGGGGTTCTTACGGTCCCCCCGTGACAGATGAAGAAATGGACCGTGCCCTTCGTCGTTACAGCAAATAGGAGTTACTGTGTCATGGCATATCGTCGCCGTTCTCGTTACTCACGCCGTCCTGTTCGCCGCGGCCGTCGTATTCGCCGCGGGCGTCGTCTGCGCACTGCTCGCGTGCAACGCATCGGATATCGCTTCTAAGGATTAGTCATGCTCTGCAAAAGCATGGTTACCACCAAAGGCACTGTCCACCCATGTGGGCAGTGTCTTTTTTGTCGCATCAATAAAAAACGCGACTGGATTTCCCGTCTATTGCTAGAGGCGGCATGTCATCCCATCAATCAATTCTGGACACTCACTTATGAAGACGGACAACTCGCAACTGAGCTTCCCCCAAATGGGGCCTACAGTCTCTCAAAGCAGGCTGAAGTTCTCCGATCTAAAACAGGCCGCCAACTATCTTCTGTTGCTGGCCAATCAGGCACACTTTTCAAACCTGACCTTGCGCTGTTCTTCAAGCGCTACCGGAAAAACATCGGTGATTTTCGATACTACGCCGTTGGTGAGTACGGAGAAAAAAGAGGACGCCCCCACTACCACGTCCTCGCGTTCGGTACAGAAGCCTCGAAGGAAACGCTAAGGGAGACTTGGCGACATGGTGATGTTCATATCGGTGACGTTGAATCGGCGTCAATTACGTACTGTGTTGAATACGCTCTTAAGCGGGAAAAATCAGATGGCCTCGTTTCTCTGCGTCGCCTCCCTGAGTTCTCGGTCATGTCTACAAAACCCGCAATTGGTTCCTACGCAATCGACGAATTTCGCACCGCCATCTTGCGGTCAAAACCTTTACCTACTGGCGAGCTACTTATCCCGGATACGTTCCGTGTTCTAGGTAAAAATTACCCTGTCCCGAGGTTCGTTCGTAATGAACTGGAAGAAGAAGGCTTCGTCACGGCGCGCACAGCGCTACGGCAACACTTGGGAGACAAGGAAGTCGTGTCCGCACTGCTTAGCCGCTCGCCGGTGGCTAGAGCGGAATATCAGAAATATGAGGTTCTTTGGTCGGACACACCGGTAGAGGACAACAGGGTTCTAAAGCAAGAGCTGCAACAAAAACTCCGCAATGCGGAATCCCGTCAACGCATCTTTGGACAACGACATGAAACGCTCTAAGTTCAATCTCTCGCATACGCAACTGCACACTGGCTACATGGGTCAGTTGATCCCTTGTGGTCTGGTCGAAGTTCTGCCCGGCGATACAATCCAGCATGCCGCGCAGGCTCTCGTTCGCGCTGCGCCACTCGCTACGCCTCCGATGCATCCTGTCCGTATCGACGTTCGTCACTTCTTCGTGCCGCATCGTCTCGTGTGGGACAGTTGGGAAAACTTCATTACTGGTGGTCCCGATGGTATGAACGCATCGGCATTTCCCGTATTTGAGGCTCCTAGCGGTCCCTATGGTGGGCTCAATGACAATCTTGGAATCCCGCCTGACGCGGGTGGACAGGAAGTCAATGTTCTTCCGATTCGTGCAACGTGTCTGATCTGGAATGAGTTCTATCGCGATCAGGATTTGCAGACTCCTATCACTATCTCGAAAGCAGATGGCCTCGATCTCACGGCCTACCCTTCTGACTTGATGGTCAATTGGGAAAAGGACTACTTCACTACGTCGCGTCCGTTCGAGCAAAAAGGCCCTGACGTCACTATCCCGCTCGGCACAGAAGCCACTGGTACCGCCACGATTCTGCAGGGCGGTTTGGCAAGTGGTGGTTCTCTCTTCAACATCGTTCGCGGTGAGGCTGACACGGGTGGTCAAGCATCTGTGGATCTCGCTACTGGCACCATCTCGATTGGTGATGCTCTTCGTCTTGTCGGTGATGTGGACGTGGATCTCACTACCGCTACCGCCGCCAATGTCAATGATCTTCGCCTCGCAATGGCGATTCAGCGTTATCAGGAGGCTCGTGCTCGCTATGGTTCTCGCTATACGGAATACCTGCGTTATCTGGGCGTGCGTTCTTCTGATGCGCGTCTGCAACGCCCTGAGTATCTCGGTGGCGGTCGCACTAACCTGCAATTCTCGGAAGTGCTCTCTACGTCTATCGACTACAACGGCTCCGCCCAATTCCCGCTCCCGGGTGCATTCGGTGGACATGGCATCGGCGCCAACCGTACGAACCGTTACCGCAAGTTTTTCGAGGAACACGGTTACGTGATTTCGTTGATGTCCGTTATTCCTCA